TTCGTTGTTGTACTCAATGATGGCGTTGGGCGGCGACGTGACAACCTGCACCGGCACCATGCGGATGCCCTGGCGGACCAGCGGCTCGGGTGCGGTCTGGCACCCGGTGAGCGCTGCGGCGAGGAGGATGGCGAGCGGTTTCATTCGGCTTCCTCGATGGGTAGCTGGAGCTGCGGATCGGCGGCTTCTTTGCGGGCCAATTGAACCGTGTGAGCGTGCCGGATGACAAGCTCGGTGAGCTTGAGAGCGGCAGCGATGTCGTAGTCGTGCTGCTCGTTGAATGTGGCGGCAGACTGGGCGATGGTGTTGATGTTCATGTTAGGCAGATTCAAGTTGCGAGATGTGCAACTCAGCGGCGGCAACAGCGGCCGATCCGGCACTTGCAAAGCGCACAGGCATCGGAGTGTTTGAGGAATGCGTCCAAGTGAACTCTGGCGGGTAGCTGAGAGTGTCCGTGCGGACGATTATGTAGGGGCGCTTGCCGCCGTGGCGGTGAATAGCAACCGCTAGATTGCTTCCCTCAATGCGGTGCATGATTTGGTGTGTGGTGCGCGTGGTCATGTTAGGCGCGCCCTTCCGCTTTTGAAATTGCCGACCAAAGCGCGCGCAACGCCAGAGAGGCAGAAGAACCAACCCCAAGGGCAAGCAGTTCTTCATTCGCTAAACGCGCGGCATTGAGAAGCTCTGGAGCGGCTGCAATCAAGTGAGCGTTTGCTTTGGCGCTTTCGTGTTGCGTTGGAATGCTACAAATCATGCCTGTCGCAACGGCCTCGGAGTAGACGCCGCAGGGTTTGGGGTCATTTTCACCGCATCTGGCAATCGCCCAAGGGCCATGAGTGTGCTGCGCAGCCGTGGTGTCCGCTGCGCCCGTTGTGGTGTGTTGTGTTGTCATGTGGTGTGTAGATGCTGTTGGCATCTGTCAGCACTATATGGCATCTGTTGGCATCTGCAAGCAATATTTGCATCTGGTGTAAAATAGTTGCTTCCCTCTGTAGATCAGCGGGTTACTTGCAGCGCTTTTTCCATCCTGTCGGCCATGCCGCCGACATTGCGCAGGATCATCGCCCGGAATTGCTCGGTGAGCGGACCTTGAAAAGCGTCCTCCAAGTCCATGTAAAACTCGAGCGCCACGGCGACATACTTGGCGGCCTTGTGGTCTGCGGCCGCAGCCCGCCGGTGCATGCGGTCATGCAAGTCGGTGCTAAGGTTGGCGAAGACGCCCTTGCGGGTGTCTTCTTTGTATCTTGGCTTCTTGGTGCTCATAGGTGCTGCTGTTTGCCAATAGACTCCAACGGATGCCAACGGATGTCAAATAGGGTCTTCGCCCCATGCCAAGGAATGCCAAAAATAATTCTTGCAGTGTTGGCAGTCTTTGGCATTATTTGGCTTTCCGATGCACGCCCACTTCGTGAATCAAGTCGCCCAAAAGGGTTTACCCACGTTGCCAAGGAATGCCAAGGACTGCCTTTCTATGACAAACACCACACCACAACTGCTCACGATCCGCGATGCGGCGAACGCCCTCCGGGTGAGCTATGCACAGACCCGCCTCTGGGTCTTAGAAGGCCGGCTGCCGTCGATTGCCCTTGGGCAACGCACACGCCGGATTCCCGCACAGCAACTCGCGAAGTTCATCGCGAACAACACGACGGGAGGAAACTAAATGAGCGCGCTCGAAGTTCTCTCCTACCTGACAGACACCACGTTCACCACGGTTGTCTTGCTGACCATCGGCACGTTCGCTGCGTTGCAATTCATCAACAAGATCGGAGGCGCCAAGTGATCGACCTCAACATCGACCGGCCGTATCACCCGGAAGCGCTCTGCGAATGCGGGGATGCCGAATGCCTCGGACCCGCGGACGCTGTCATTCCGGTGGTTGAAGCGCTGGCTGCCACGCTGCCGCAGTTGCAGTCGCCGATGCTCAAGCTGATCAAGGAGCGGAACGAGGCGCGCGAGCTGGTCAAGCGGATGCACGCTGCGGTCAATGTTGATTCGGTCGGCGAGGAGTACTACTCGGCGATGCTGGAAGCACACCGCGCGATCATTGCTTGGAAGGGTGGTGCGAAGTGAGCCAGTCGGTCCGCATCCCCAATCGCTTTGCCATGGAGCAAACCGGCGCCAAGCGCAAGGTCACCAAGAACGCGCTGATGGATCGCCCAGCTACGCGCAAAGACTCCGGCACCAAAGACACCGCCTTCCGCGGGCGCCGCAAGGCCAAGCGGGTGCGTGCGCGCAAGGCACAGCGTCAAGCGAGGAGGGTGCAACGATGAACGAGCAAGACAAACGCATCGCCGAGCTGACAGAGCTGATCCGCTGCCTGCGCCTAGCGCGCGACAGCTACCGCTCCGAGACCTACGCACTGCGCGACCGCATCAGCGAGCTGGAGCAGACCAATGATCAGCTCAACGACGACAACATGAACTTGGCCGCCATGCAGCGGTCGGCCTACGCGCGGATGTTTGAGATGCAGCGGGTGGAACGTGAGCGATTGGAGGTTGCAGCGTGATTAAGCGTCATCCTTGCTGGGCAATTTGGAAGGGCATGAAGCAACGCTGCGACAATGCAAATCGCAAAGACTTCGCCTATTACGGCGGCCGAGGAATTGGCTACGACCCCAAGTGGTCAACGCTCGCCGGGTTCCTTCAAGACATGGGCGAGCGCCCATCTCTCAGCCACACGCTGGATCGCATCGATGTCAACGCTGGCTACAGCAAGGCGAACTGCCGCTGGGCCACGCGCAAAGAGCAATCACGCAACCAGCGCAACAACATCATCGTAGACGGCCGCCTCCTCGTTGAGCTGGCCGAAGAACAAAACGTCAGTCTGCGCGCCATGTATTCGCGCCATTACCGCGGAGGAAAACAATGTGGATACTAACACCATCAATCACGTCAGCCTTTGCAGCGGCTACGGGGGCATCGACCTCGGCCTCAAGCGAGCAATTGGCGAGCGCCTGCGCACAGTCGCTTTTGTGGAGGTCGAGTGCTTCGCCGCCTGCAACTTGGCAGCGAAGGCTGAAGCAAAACTCTTGGACAACGCACCTATCTGGAGCGATCTGCGAACCTTCCCTTGGGGAAAGTTTCACGGACTGGTGGACATCCTTTCTGGCGGCTATCCGTGCCAGCCATTCAGCGCCGCCGGCAAACGCCTCGGCGCCGAAGACCCAAGACACCTCTGGCCGCACATATCAGCCGGAATTGCTGCAATGCGACCAGGTGCCTGTTTCTTTGAAAACGTCGAGGGACATATCAGCCTTGGGCTTCCCGACGTGCTGCAAGACTTGGCAGGAATGGGTTACAGAACGACGTGGGGCATATTCAGCGCGTCTGAAGTTGGCGCGCCTCACCAGAGGAAAAGAGTCTTCATCTTGGCCCACGATCAGCGTCAACGAGTCGAAGAACTCGGTTGGCAAATCGCAGGAGCATCGCAATTCGATTCCGCTTGGAACGATGGCGGCGATGCAGTCTTGGCCGACACCGAACGCTCAAGTCTCGCAAGATGGCGAGTCGCCGGAGACATGGCTCAAGCGCAAGGAAGCGATGAAGGCCAAGGGCTACAACGGCAACGGATGCGGGACGCCGCTGACCATTGCGGTGCAACTCCATGGCCAAGCCGCCCCGGCGAGCAGCAGTTCGCTTGGGAGCCGCCAAGAGTTGTGGCCGACACCATCAGCGGACGGGGACTCTCGACCGGGAGCGAATGCCGATCCAGTGAAATGGCAGGAGATAGCCGATGCGAAGAAAGCGCAAGGCATCAACAAGCAGCTTTTCTTAACAACCAAGGTTGCGATGGAAGAGGCGAAGAAACAGGAACTCTGGTTGACACCAAAAGCCAACGAGTCGGACAGCGATCCGAACTTTGCGGCGAGGAATGCGGATCGCGGGGCGCATTGCCATGGGACGTTGAGCAGTCAGGCGAAGTCGGAGGAGTTTCCAACGCCTCGCACAACGGATTGGAAATCGACAGCGAATGCGCCATCCAACCCGCAGAGGGTCGAGGACGGAACGGCAACGCTGGGAGAGTTTGTTCACGCGAAGCAATGGGCAACGCCGAAAGCCAGCGACCCGCAGCACAGCGGGCCGAACATGAGGGACTCAGCGGGCAACTATGCGCTGCCAGCGCAGGTGACGAAATCATGGCTGACGCCCAAAGTTCCGAGCGGCGGATCACAAGCGGAGCGGACAACAGCAGGCGGCGGATTGCGGAAGTTGGAAGACCAGACGCAGACACCGACCGGCAAGCTCAACAGCCAATGGGTGACCCAGTTGATGGGACTGAGCTTGGGCTGGGTCTCGCCGAGTTGTCCGGCCTCAGTCATCAAGAACTGGCCGAGATTCGTGAGTGGATGGTCCGCTCTGACAATCGCACCGATGAGCTGCGACTCCTCGGCAATGGAGTTGTGCCTGCCACCGCAGAGCGAGCTTTCCGAGTTCTCGTTGGCGAGCTGATGGAGCACCAGCCATGAACCACCGCACTATCGACAACATCAACTTCTGGAAGCTCGTCGCGCGCTATTGCGGCGCCCAGATCACGGACAACTACGGCACTTCGCCGTGCCTGCCTGCTGGCGCACTCCTTGAGGTCTGCCGGCGCCTCTTCGCCAAGAAATGATTAAGGCGACCGCCGCGACCATAGCCTGCCTGCTCTTCTCGGCCTGCGCTGGAGCGAGCTGGCGGGCCACCGCGCCGCACAACGCACCGGCAGCTTGGGAGTACAACTACAAGCTCGAGGGCTGGTATTCGCTGCGGGACGGCTGGATGCGGCTGCGGGCGCCGAAGGGATTTGAGTGGGATGATTTGACGCAGAGTTACCGGGAGAGGTTGAGATGATCACTAACACGGTTAACCCCAAGACCGGCCTCCCGCGCTATCCTGCGGCGCTGTGCTATTGGAATGTCGGCGGCAGGCGCTGGTTCTTCCAAAGCCGGGAGCCGAAGCTGTCCGCACTGCTGCGCACGATCAAGGGCGCGCGGCCCTATCTCCGGTCTTGGCAGGGCGGACATCTGACTGCCTGGGCTATGGATTGCACGGCGACCAAGGCCAGAAGCGTAGTGCGGAGTCTGACCCGTGCGCTTAACGAGATCTCAGCCCATAGCAAGGGCGCTAAAATCGCGCAGGAGCCGCTTTTATTGAGCGGGCGTGAAGGTGGCGAGAACGACCCAAATTGGGTGCGGCCAGCAGTGCTGCGTGGAGATGCGGAGGAATAGCATGGAAACGAAACCAAAGACGAGGCGCAGCAGGCTGCGAGGCAAAGTTGGAAGACCAAAGAACGTGCCCGACGCGCCCAAGGAAGGACCGCTGGCACCGGAGCGTGTCTACGGATCGACCGGCCTTGGCATTCCCGAGGATCGAGCACAGCGGATTCTCTGCGCAGTTGAGGCTGGCATTCCGCTGACCACGATTTGCCGGGAGTTTGCCGTTAGCCACCACACCGTGCACGCCCTCGTTCGCAATCGCCAAGACCTCATGGCGAAAGCCAGTTCAATCATCAAAGGTAATTGGGCTTACATCGCCATGATGACATCGGCGGAACTCGCTGCGCGTCTGGCAGATATGCGTGATACAGCACTCACCATGCTGGCCGGTATTGCCGCTGATAAGAATCTTCTGATGGGCGGACAGCCGACCCAGCGGATTGAGCACACTGTGGCACCTGCGGCTGATGCTTGGCAGGACTTTGTGAGTGGGCTGAAGAGTGCGAACGTCATCGATGTGGTCGCTGAACCGGTCGGCCCTCGGGAACCGGACGCGCAAAAGGCCGCGGAATTGCCCGATCGGGCTGATAATGGCGCTATCATTAATGCGTAAGTGCTTGACCTGCAACAACAACGAGGCATAACCCAATACAACATAGATCATTTAAAATCCGCAAAGAGATGAACATCACCACGCACATTCCTCTGTCCGACCGGGGAGGGGGCGGTCAGTCGTTCTGACTTTTGCAAATACCCCCGACCGCTTCAGTCTCCCGAAATTTTTCACAAAAACACCTTATGATCAAGCACATCCTGTCCGCCGCAAAGTCAACCATCAGTCAACCCGAGCCGGTTCCCTCGCCTGCGCCAGAAGCCAAGCCCGAGGCCATCCTCAAAGCCGCCCCACTGTCTGACCAGCAGCTCGCCGAGACTGTCGCCAAGCAGGTCGGCTACCAACCCGGCGACCAGGTCACCGGCGCCGTTCTCCCCAAGAAGATCCCCAACGGACGCCTGCTCTACGTCTCGGTGCCCGACTGGAGCGAGCCAGTGATCTGCTCGGTGCAAAACGCCGCGGACTGGTCGGCCGGCGAGCGGATCAAGTGTGTGTACGTCAAGGCTGACCCTGAGGGTCGCCTCGTCTTCGAGAACCGCGACGGTATCCGCCGCAACCGGTGGCGCCGATGAGCGTAGCCGCCACCAACTATGTCTGGACCCAGTCGCCCGCGGAAGGCGCCGACCGGCTTGTCCTGCTGGCCTTGGCAGATTTCGCTGATGAGGCGGGCAACTGCTTCGGCTCTTGGGGCAAGCTCGAGGAGAAGACCCGCCTTGCCCGCCGGACAGTTGCCGACTGCCTGCGCCGCCTCCAGAAGTCCGGCCAACTGGTTCTGGTTGAGCGCGGCAGCCGAAAGGTCGCCGGCAGCGGCCTGCAGGCCAGCATCTGGACCATTCCCGGTGTGGCCGAGATGGGTGCAGGAAATGCACCTAAGTCCGAGAGATGGGTGCAGGAAATGCACCCAAGTGGTGCAAATGCTGCACCTAAGTGGTGCAATTCCTGCACCCCAACAATAGATAACAATAAGAAACGAAATATAAGCGCTGACGCGCCAGCTCCGGCGATTTCATCGCCTTCGCATCCTTCTTCCTCGGAAGTAGCGGCACCCAAACCAAAACGCGCCGCCGCTCCCAAATTTGACCCAGCATCATTGCCCCTGCCCCACGGCCCCGGCCTCGCCCGCGCCTGGGCTGAGTTCGCCCAACACCGCCGCGAGATTAAAGCCCCGCTCACGCCCACCGCGGCCAAGCGCATCGTGGACGACCTCGCATCTGTCAACGAAGCCGCCGCCGTCGAAGCCCTGCGCAAGAGCGTGAAGCACGGCTGGCGCGGCGTCTTCATCGAAGCGCCGAAAGCCACCGCGCCCATGCTCGTTACTCTGCCACCCCAAGGCCAACCCAAGCAAACCGCCCTCGAGCGCTCCCTCGCCGAGATGCGCGAGCAGTTCGCAAAGGAGAACGCAGCGTGACGCAGCCAATTTTATTCGCGATGGAAGAAGGCATCCACGCTCCGGTGACTGGCAGTGCGGTCAGCCTGTCTTCCAACCGCAAGGGCGAGATCGCTGAGACCCTTTTTATCGCCGGCGCCATGGTGAACGACTGGGAAATCTTTGTGCCGTTTGGCCACGCGCAGACGACTGATGTTTGCATCGTTAAGCCGAGCAAAACTCCGGTCAAAGTGCAGGTCAAAATGGCCTCATTGGTTGAGGCTGGTGGCTACCAAATACACACCAAAAAGTCTTCAACTGGCGACAAGAAGCACATGGCCTACGAGCCTGGAGACTTTGATGTTCTTGCTGCGTATCTGCAGGACCGCAATCAATTCGTCTTTTGGGCGGCTGAGGACATCATCCACAGACAAAGCGTCCGCTACTGCCCTACCCGACACCGTCAACCCGGCAACTGGGTACTCCTAGACCAAGTCGCAACTGCAATCTGAGAAACCAGTTGTTTTTTTTTTTTTTTTTCAGCGAAGAACCTCCACGCAGTTATCAACAACCACTAAAACACTTTATACGCCCCTAAGACAGCCAATGTCCTACCCCTGCTTGTACATTTGACCAGTAACTTTATGAAACCCGCAAAGAAAACCACCAAGACGGCGAGCGCCCGCAAGGCGCCGAAAGCAACCAACCTCCAAGTCAACGTGGAATACCTCGAGCAGATCGCCGACGAGGCTATCAGCACAATCATGGTTTTGCGCGCCTTGGTCGCACAGCTTGCCATGAAGCAGGAGGAAAACGATGCACGCTAAGAACGGCCGCCCCATCAAGCTGGAGGAAGGCGTCCCGGGTTACCCGCAGATGCACCACCTCCAGATTCACCGCGCGTGCGACCGGTTCCTTGAGGGCCGCGGACTGGCCACGGTCAGAGCGTCCCGCCGCAACACCTGGCTCTTCGGTAAGTCGGCAAGGAGGGCAAAATGATGGTGCCCGATTTGGTGGTCGGCGAGATCGGTTTCGGCAATAACTTCGGCTCCTCCGCGGAGCTGGAGTTTATGCGCAGCGAAGACCGCCGGCAGACCGCCGAAATCAAAGACCTACAGGCCGAAAACCGTGAGCTGATTAAGCGCAACAACCGGCTCAAGCGTGTCCTAGAGCGCTGCGCGGCGCTAACCGATGCCATCGCCAGCGAAAAGCACGAAGCCCTGCTTGAGGCTGCCCAGCCGCTATGAGCCTGCGCTACGAACAATATTGGTCCCTCCGGCGCACCCGCCAGCTCCTTGCCGACCTTCTGCACCCCAGCACTCGGCCAAGGACGGTCAAAGAGCTGCGCGGCCGCGCGTCCGCCTGCCTGCGCCACTTCCCGCTCCTCGAAGAATCTGGCAAGCCGATCTTCTCGCAAGACGAGTTTGCTTCACCGGAGGGCCACGAACTATGAGCGCCGGCAAAGGCGACAGCCCGCGGCCGGTCAACGGCGACCGCTACCGGGCCAACTACGAGGCGATCTTCACGCCGCCCTACCCCGACTGGATCTGCCGCCCATGCGGCCAAGCCCGCGGCCGCGGCATGCCCAAAGGCCACGTCTCGACTTGGCACCAAGACACCTGCGGCGTCTGCGGCGAGGTCACCTCGGTCACCGAACCCCGAGATTTTCGCCACCTAAAAAAATGGCCCATCCGCCCAAAAAACCCTTGATTCCCATGCCTACATTTGCCAACATATGCCTACAGAACACGCCACGACAGAAAGTAGTCACCAGTCATGGCTAACCACGAATACCAGCCGCCACCACCGCCCGAACACCACATCACGCCATGGCTCGAAGAATCATTTCGCTTAGTCGATGCCGCCTGCGACCGCTGGGAGCGGCGCCGCGCGCAGCTCGCCCGGAGGAAGAAAGAAAATGAGCGTCAGCGAACTCACGCTTTTGAGCCTGCTGATGTGCGCGCTGATCTTCATTGTCATAGTGATGACTGATGACGACGACGAAGGGAGATTTTCGTGAAGCGCACCGTTCCCCAATCACCCGCCGTTGAGCAAGCCGTCCTCGGCAGTCTGCTCGCCGACCCGCGCCTCGTTGACGAAGTCGCCGGTCTTCACGCCGATCTTTTCTTCACACCCGCGCACCGGCTGGTCTTTGAGACCATCACCGAGATTCGCAGCGAGGGCGGCACGCCGAACCTTATCGCCACCACGCAGCGGATCGACGCGAAGCACAAGCTGAACTTTGTCGGCGGCGCTGGGGCCATCACCGAGTTTCTTTCGCAGTCTGCCGGCGGTCCCGCGGGCGTTGAATATCACGCGCAAACATTGCGCGACCTCCATGCTCGCCGCCGCATCATTGACTCTGCCGTTGCGATGCAGGCGGCGGCGCAGGACATGGCTACGGATGCTGACAGCGTCCTGCAGCAGTCCGGCGAAGCGGTCTTGAGCCTTTCGCTGACCACCGCCACCGACTCCATGCGCGCACCGAGCGCCATTGTCCCGGGCCTGCTTGACGAACTGGAAGCCCTCATGTCTGGCGGCCGGAAACTCGGCTTGCAGACCGGAATCCGCGACTTCGACCAAGTCACCGGCGGTCTCCGCGGAGGACAGCTCACGATTGTCGCCGGCCGTCCCGCCATGGGCAAAAGCGCGTTGATGTTGAATATGGCGGACAACATGGCCCGCCGCGGTGTGCCGGTCGTTTACTTCAGCCTTGAGATGCCCGCCAACGAGTTGGCCGCTCGCGTTGTCTTGAGCCGCGCCGAGACTAATACCGAGATCATTCGCAACGGATTCCTCACCGCTTCCATGAAGCACCGGATCATGGATGCCGCCACGCAGTTTGCCAGCGAACCGCTCTACGTTGATGACCGCGGCGGCCTCACCCTCTTGGACATCCGCGGCCGCGCCCGCCTAGCCGTCCGCCGCTGGGGCGTGAAGGCAATCTTCGTAGACTACCTGCAGCTCGTCAGCCATTCCGGCGCCCAGTCCCGCGAAAACGAAGTTGGCTTCGTCAGCCGCGGGCTAAAGGCCATGTCGATGGAACTCGGCATCCCAGTAGTCGCCGCCGCGCAGGTTAACAGGCAGGCCGAAAACCGCAGCGACAACCGCCCCAAGCTCTCCGACCTCCGCGAGTCCGGCAGCATCGAACAGGACGCCGACATCGTGTGTTTGGTTCACCGCCCTTGCTACTACGCTGTGCAAGACCAAGAACCCGACCCGCAAGATGCCGAATTGATCGTTGCCAAGCACCGCGCTGGCCGCACCGGCACACTCAACCTCACATGGCGCCCCTCGCTCACCCGCTTTGAAGGCACTGCCCCGGTCGGCCGCACCAGCGACAGCGATGGCTCGGTCTACGCGCCGGCGAAACAACTTTGGGAGGCCATCAATGAATAGCCGAGCCAAAGGCGCCCGCGGAGAGCGCATGTGGCGCGACGAATTACGCGAAGCCTTCGGCGACTCCGGCATCCGCCGCGGCCAGCAGTTCTCCGGCCTCGGCGACTCGCCCGATGTCGTCTGCCCGTGCCTCCCCGACTTCCACTGGGAGGTCAAATTCTGCCAGGTCGTCAAGATCCGCGACTGGATGGCCCAAGCCATCCGCGATGCCAAGGCCAAGCTCTTCCCGGTCGTCGCCCACAAGCGCAACGGCGAGGAGTGGTTCATCACGCTGCGCGCCACTGACTTCCTCACCATCCTTCGCCGCTCCGATTTTCTAGTCCCAACACAAAACCAACAACCAACCACATAATAACCATGCCAAATACAACCATAACCACACCCGCGGGCATCGCTCGCTATCCCAGCCTCAACCGCGCCGACACCAAGTTCGACGAAATTGGGGTCTTCAAAGTCAACCTTGAGCTGTCCGCGGAGGACGCCAAGCCGTTCATCGATGATGTCGAAGCAATCCTCGCTGAGTTTGTCGCCGACAAAAAGCGCGAGCTGAAGAAGGACAAGCTCAAGATGCACGCTGCGCCTTGGGAAGAAAACGACGGTGTCGTCCAACTCAAGCTCAAGGTCAAGGCCATCGGCAAGACCAAAGCCGGCGAAGAGTATTCCCGCCAGCCGAAACTCTTCGGCGCTGACGGCCAGCCGCTTGAAGCAAATGTCGGCGGCGGCTCCAAGATCAAAGTCGCGGTTGTGCCCTACGCCTGGTACACGGCCAGCCTCGGCGCTGGCATCACGCTGCAGCCGAAGGCGGTGCAGGTGCTTGAACTAGTCACCTGGGGAGATGGCGGCAGCGCTGCCAGCTACGGCTTCGACGTTTCGGAAGCCAAGCCCGCCGCAGCCAAGACCGGCACCGACGACGAAGAGATCACCTGGTAACCCTCATGCCAGCGAAAAACACCACACGCAAAAGGGAGGGGACAAAACGTCCCCTCCCTAAGAAAGCCAAGCCTGCCGAGCCGGATCGCTTCACCGAGGACGGGCGCAAAATCGTCCGCCTCGAAAAGACCCGCGCCCACCAGAAGTATCCGCTGAAAGACGGCACCGACGTTCCGGGCGCCAGCACCATCGCCAAGATCGGCGAGGACAGCAGCGGGTTGATCCATTGGGCGTGGAAGCTCGGCATGGAAGGTCAGGATTACCGCAAGGTCCGCGACAAGGCCGCCGACATCGGGACCATCGCCCACTTCCTCATTGAGTGTTTTCTCCACAACCACGTTGCCGACCTCTCCGAGTTCAGCCCCGCGGATGTCGAGAAAGCGACCATCGCCTTCAACAACTTCAAGCGCTGGTGGGACGAAGAAGGTCTCACCGTCATTGAGCCAGAAGTGCAGTTGGTCTCCGAAGAATACCTTTTCGGCGGCACCATCGATGCACCGTCCCGCGACCGTGACGGCAAGATCGTCCTCCTCGACTGGAAGACCAGCAAAGCCATTGTCGGCGCGCACAAGATCCAGTTGGCCGGCTACGAGCAACTCTGGAACGAGAACCGCCCGGACATGAAGGTCCAGCGCCGCGGCATCGTCCGCATCGGCAAAGAATCCCCGGATGACTTTGAGGTCGCCTGGATGTTCTCAGCCGAGCCGTTCTGGAAGGTCTTCCAAGCGCGTCTCGCGCTGCACTACGCGCAGTTGATGCTCAAAAAGGCAGCCTAAATGAAACGCACCCGCCGGTTCGTCGTCCGAGAACAGACATTTGGTCTGGTCGTGGAGTTCTATTGCGGAACGCCACAGGCGTCGGCGATTCGGCGGTGTGCGAACATTCTCCAGCTTGACCCCAAAGACCCCGACAACCAGCCCGACGACAGCGACGCCGCCTGGGCGATGTGTTGCGGAGGCCAAGCGGTCGTTTGGATTGAAGACGCCTCAGACACCGGATCGCTCGTCCATGAGCTGTACCACGTTGTCGCCGACTTTCTCAAACACATCACCAGCAGCGACGAGGAAACCGGCGCTTACTTGATCCAATACCTTTACCGAGAAGCCATCAGAAAAAACAAACCATGAAAAAACCCGCAGGACTATACGCCAACATACACGCCAAAAAAGCCCGCATCGCCGCCGGAAGCGGTGAACGCATGCGCAAGCCCGGTTCCGCCGGCGCGCCCACCGCCAAAGCCTTCCGCGCATCCGCCAAGACCGCCAAAGCGCGCCGATGACCTCCGGCTTCCTCATCGCCTTGGTCGGCTTGATCTATTTTACGGTCGCCATTGACCTCGGCCTCATTCAGCACCGCTACTGGCATAGTCTGATTTGGCTCGGCTACGCGGTGGCTCAGATCGGGCTGTGGAGAGTAACCATTTATGACTAACTTCAGCATTCTCACGCCCGAAATCGCCGAACTCGACAAGACCATCACGCTCCTGCGCAGCAAGCGCGAGAAGCTGGTGGCCAAGGAGGCGAAAAAGAAGGCAGACCAGCTCTGCGCTGAGATGCGCAAGCGCAAACAATCGAAATGACTTTCAAGTTGCAGGCTCAATCGGGTTCTTGCCGGCATTCCATGTGGTGTGGTGCCGCGGAGCATTCCGGGATGCCCAGCCCCACCGAGCGAGACGAGTGGGGCGCCTGCACATCTTTTCCATGATCTCTTGGCCACCCCAAAACTTCCGCGTTGAGGTAGACGGCATCGGCACCTGCCGCGTCCTCTACGTTGTCGCGCAGGGTGGCCTCGAGAACGACTACGTCACCGTCTGCCGCGAGGATAGCGGCCGGTGGCTGACTGCGCGCATCGACCAGCTCGCTGCCGCGGAGAATCCGACTTTGGACATTTTGGGCGCCGCGCCGGCTTAACAACGGCTTCGGGGGAAGCTGGCGTCCGCGCAGACGCACCGGCCGGCGCCCATTTACATTTTAGGAAAGGAGCGCCGCGGAGTCGGCGCAGTGGAGTGAGTGAACGAACATCAAGCACGGTTTAAGCCGTCGCCGCACCCCGTCATGCAGGTCGATCTCGACTTGCTAGAGAAACTGGGGCCGGACGAAGGCTGGAAATATCTCAAAACACGCGAAGAACTGATCGCCCGCGAGGCATCAGACCCGTTTCGCTATGGCTACATCCCGCCGGTGTGGAAGCGCGCGTCCGAATTGCTGGAAAAGCACCGCGAGATCCTCGTCATGGGCGGCAACCGCAGCGGCAAGACCGAGTGGGCAGCGAAGGAAGTCATCAAGACCATGTATTCCAAGCCCGGGGCCGTTGTCTGGTGCTTTCAAACCACTGCTCCGAACAGCATTGAGCTTCAGCAGCCGCGCATCTGGAAATACATGCCGCCGGAGTGGCGTAACGCGCGCAAAGGACAGGTCACCAACATCACCTACAGCGTCAAGGGCGGATTTACTGAAGGAAAATTCGTTGCGCCGAACCAAAGCATCTGCGTGTTTCGTAATTACGCGCAAGATCCGAGCACAATTGAAGGTGGAGAGGTCGATTTCTGCCACGCAGACGAATTGGTGCCTCTTGATGTTTTAGAGACGTTGCGATTTCGCCTCGTAGACAGAAACGGCAAGTTGGCCGTCACCTTCACCCCAGTGCAAGGCTGGTCGCCGACCGTTGCCGACTACTTGAGCGGCGCCAAGACCATCACCGACACCGACGCCGAGCTGCTCCCACTCAAAAACGACAAGGGCGAGATCTCCGGCTACGACAAAGTGCCCATCGAGCAGCTAAATCCCAAGGGCCGCCCAATCCTCTACTTCCACACCCAAAGCAATCCCTGGGCCGGCTGGTCCCGCATGAAGAAAGAGCTGCAGAGCGAGACCAAAGAAAAAATCCTCTGCCGCGCTTACGGCGTCCCGACCAAAGCCATCAGCGGCCGCTTCCCGCTCTTCAACCCCAAAGTCCACGTCATCCGCGCTTCGGATGTCCCGCAGGGCACCCGCTACCATTGGGTCGATCCGGCGAGCGGCAAGAACTGGGCGATGATCTGGACAGTGCATGACACGTCCGGCCGCATCGTTGTCTACCGCGAATGGCCCGACCAAACGTCCTACATCGAAGGCATTGGTTATGCCGGCGAGTGGGCGTTGCCAGACGGCAAGAAGCTCGACGGCAAGCCCGGACCCGCGCAGCAAGACTTCGGCTTCGGCCTCGAGCGCTACAAAGACGAGATTCTGCGCGTTGAAGGCGGCGAGGAAATCTTTGAGCGCTGGATGGATTCGCGCTACGGCAACGCCCGCACCCTCGGCAAGGAATCCCCAACGACCCTCATCGATGAGATGGCCGACCTCGGCATGCTCTTCACGGCGACACCGGGCGACAGCATCGATGAGGGCGTGTCGATGATAAATGACGCCCTTAGCTACAACCCCGAGAAGCCGGTGGACGCGCGCAACCAGCCGAAGCTCTACATCTCGGAGAACTGCAAAAACTTAATCTATGCGTTGCAAACTTACACTGCGGCTGACGGAAAACGCGGAAGCGTTAAGGACTGGATAGATCTTTGTCGCTACGTTGTTCTTTCGGATGCGATGAACGTCGAGGGCGACATCCTGCGATCAACCGGAGGAGGCAGCTACTGATGACCATGTCGCCGCCAGCCCCGCCCAGCCGCCTACGCCCCGGACGCCGCGGCAGTGACACGCCCAAGTGCGGCGTCTGTGCCAAGCCGCTTCGCATGGGCGATGTTCACGGCCGCGACTATCACCTCGGTGTCATCTGCTGGGACTGCGGCCCGCACCTGCAGAACGCCATTCATGCGCTGGAAATCATCATAATGCGCCGCGGATGACGAATTAGGGCACCTACACCTTATGTTCACAAAAACCAAAACCATCCCAGTTGACCTCTACAGCGTCAACGAAGACTTCGACCGCGAGGGCGCCCTCGCCTTCTCCCGCGACCAGGCGCCGCCCGCCTACCTGGCCGTTGTCCTTGAGCTGCAGGACCGGATCGCTGACGCCAGCACCTTGGTCGCCACCATGGCCACTGCCAAAGAACCCGGCTACCTCGCCCACGCCGCCGGCCAGCTCAACGCCCTGCAGGAACTCTGGGACACCCTCGAAACCCGCCGCGCCGAAGCCTCGCGTCTGGAGTAGTTTTTGCGCCGTAGTTCAAGCCACGTTTGAACTATCGGCCATAAATGAAGCAAGGGTTCACCTGCCGCCGCCAAAGTAAACATCCCGCGACCGGTATTTATCCCCGATCGGGAACCCTGTTATAGAAACAACCCCTTCTTTGTAACGCGCCGTGACACAAATTGCAGGTTGTTTTTGTGTCACAAAAACACCGCACAGAAGGTGACGCAAAGTGTCATCACTTGTGCAGAAATGTAGCCGATCCTATCCACGCCACACCTGCCAAATGTCTCTCGGCGACACAATCGAAGTATCGCACAACAAGACCTTCCGCCCCATTTTGCATTCTGCATTCTGCATTCTAAATTTTCTGCTGGACATTTGTCCAGTAGTCGTTATACTAGTAGTATCAAAGTGGAGTAGTGCCCTCATGGCACGCGAGGTTTGATCGGTCTGGATGACGTACATCCTGGTTCCTACTTGAGAGGTTTAAGCTCATGGCGACAGATAACGCGGCTCCGGCCGTAGATGTGGAAGATTTCGACGTTATGTCGATCAGCGAAGCGCTAGTCGGACTGGATCAACCAGCACCGGAAGCGGCTGATCCCAAGACCGACGCCGAAGAAGAAAAGCTCTCTGACAATGACGAGTCGGACGAATCCGAGGCTGAAAAGCCCGCGGAAGAGTCCGAAGATGAAGATGCCAAGGAAGAGTCTGAGGACGAAGAGTCCGAAGACGACGACGCCCCGGTTCCGCAGGAGAAAGTCCAAAAGCGGATCGACAAGCTGACGGCGCAGAAAAAAGAAGCCCTCGAAAAGGCTCAGACGCTGGAGACCGAATACAGCGCGGCCAAGACCAAGCTCGCCGAACTAGAGGCGCAGGTCAACGAAGCCAGCCGCCCCGTCCTTCAGCCCTCCGCGGACAACCCGCTGGCTGATGTCGATACCGAGGAAGCGCTCCAGGCCAAGATCAAGTCCGCGCAGGAAGTCCGCCGCTGGGCGCTCCGTAATACGGACGGCGCCACGGTCAAACGACCAGACGGCACCGAGGTCTACGTCGATTCTGACGAGGTAAAAAACTACCTTATCAAGGCAGACGATGTCCTCACGACTTACGCCCCTGCGCGCCAGCAATGGCTTGCGCAACGCCAGCCGGCAGTCAATGCCGCCAAGTCGTTATTCCCCGACATCTTCACCAAGGGCACCGCGCTCAACACGGCCTACCAAGCGACCGTGAAGCAAGCGCCCGAGCTGCTCAAGCTACCCCAAGTCGAATACTGGGTCGGCCTCGCCCTCTACGGCGAACAGCAGCTCATGCAACGGCAAGAAGCCCAAAAGGCCAAAGCCAGCGCCGCCAAAAAGGTCTCGTCAGCAAAATCAGAAGCCAAACTTCCCACACCTGCATCCCCGGTTAGCGCAGCCAAATCTGCCACCAAGACAAGCAGCAAAGACGCTGCAAAACGACTCTACGAACGAGGCGACCGCCAATCGCTGGAAGCCTTCGCCGAGAGTCTTCTTAGCTAACCCAAAAACAGAAAGAACTAATCATCATGGCTACTGGAACTATTTTTCCTACAGTAGGTCAGCGTGAAGACCTAAGCGACGTTATCACTATCGTCGATGCTAAAAACACGCCCTTCGTTTCGGCCGCCCGCAAAGGCGCCGACATCACCAACGCTGCCGTTTACAGCTTCCAAGCTGACAAATACAACGACCCGTCCTTCGACGGCGTCTTGAGCAACTCGGACGTTTCCACGTTCGACGATCCGGCCAAAAACCGCGCCCTCTTAAGCGCCCGCGGACAGATGTTCCGCCGCGCCGTCAAGGTGGACACCTTCGTCCAAGAGGCCAGCGACATCGCCGGTATCGGCCGCCGCAAACAGCTCGCCGTTGGCGTAAGCAAGGCTCTTTTGGAAACAAAAAGGGATATGGAGTCCGCCTTTTGCTCCGACCGCGAGTCCCAAGAGCAAAGCGGCGCCAATGCATATCGCACCCGCGGATTGTTTCGTTGGGTGGATACGGCAGCGCAAAGTGATTTGCCCGTGCCTTCGGCCTACCGCACTCCGACCGACAGCGTTAACACCGATGCCGCGCCGACTGAGTCTGCCGTGCAGACGCTCCTCCAGAGCATCTACTCGCAGACCGGCCAGATCGACGACATGGTGCTCCTCTGCGGTCCTTCGCTGAAGCGCTCCTTCACCGAATACACCCGCTTCAGCACCGGCGCTGCCGGCGCTGGCCTGTCCATCCGCACGTTCAACACCTCAGCTGACGCCAAGAAAATCGTGTCTGCTGTGAATGTGTTTGAGGGCGATTTCGGAGTGCTCCGGTTGCTCCCTAGCCTTTATTTGAGGCAGAACAACTCCAGCGCCACGGCGAAAAACTCGTCCGGCCTCGTGCTCAACATGGACCAGTGCGAAGTCCGCTTCGCCAAGCGTCCGGCCATGCGGGAGCTTCCCGACCTCGGCGGCGGCCCTCGCGCGCTGATCGATGCTATCGCTTCGGTCACCTGCTTGGCCCCGCAGTCCCAGGGCAAGTTCACCGCCAACGTGGCGCTCGCAGCCTAATCATTAACCAAGGAAAAAACTTAAAATGAAAGTCTACGAACTGCCCTACGAAAGCAAAGCGGCCTTTGGCTACACCCACAAGGTCATCCTTGACCACAACGACCTCGTCGACACCGATGACGCCCAGACGATCAATTTGATCCCTGTCGTTGCCGGAACGGTTGTCAAAGCCGCAGCGACAAACCTGACCGCTGTGTTCGACAGCTCGGACGCTGACACCATCACCACCACGGTGAAGATCGGTCACGACGACACGACCGCCGACGACGATGCGTTTATCACGTCTCAGGAGTTGAATCCCAGCGGAACCGAAGTGTTCTACAAGGTCAACCCCTCTGCGACTCCGTTTGTGTTCGTGGCCGGCACGGCAGCCTCGCCCAAGTATATCCAAGCGGCCTTCGCTTGCACTACCGGCGACAGCCTTGCGGCTCACAACACCGGCGAGCTGGAGGTCTTCCTCCACATCGCCAACGTCAACGCGCTCTAAGTCAGACCAAGTCTTGAATCACCTGCGGCGTCTCCGGGCGCCGCAGCTTTCAGGATGGCCGACTCACTCTGGACCGGCATCGCCAACGACCTGGGCGATGAGATGGCCCACCTCGTCAAAGAGGAACTCCTCACAGGTTGGAACGTCAAGGCCGTCATGGCTGGCCTTGAGCAGCAGCGCATCGCGCAGGCCAACGAGCGCCTCGAGCAATGCGCCGTTGAAGGCATCGGCCAGCACACCATGAGCATCGACGCCGATGTCTACTGGGCCTGGGAAAAAACCGAACCCGGGTGCTGGGCCGACAAAGGTTGGCGCGATGACTTCAAAAAGCGCCACCCCGAGACCGCCGTCCACTACACCCCGCGCCGCACCACGGTGCTTGTCCCTTAAATGATCAAAGCACCCGACCGCGACAAAATCTCCGAGATCCTCTCGGACATCGATGAAGCCGACGCCGATGGCAGCGGCTACGTCCAGCGCAAGCTCCGCAACTGGAACACCCGCTTCTGCATTTGGGCCGGCCAGACCGACGACGGCCGCAAACACCAAGAAGCCCTCGGCAAGCGCCCATTCCCTTGGGACAAGTCCCTTGATTCTCGCGTGCGCATGGCCGACACCATCGTCCGCGACCACGTTGCCATGCTGACAAACGCCTTCTTCAAGGCGCGCGTCCAAGTCCAGCCCGTCGAGTCCATGGACATCGACAAGCGCAGCGCCGCGGAGTCCGTCCTCAAGTGGCTCCTCTTTCAGCACGTCTTGGATGACCTCCGGCGCGAAGTGCAGCTCGCCGCCAACTTCCGCGAGACCTACGGCCTCGCCGTCATGGCCGTCGATTGGATCAAGACCACCCGCACCGAGATCAAGAGCTTCAGCATGGAAGACGCCATGGCCATGCTGCAGGAGTCCCAAGACCCCAACCTGCAAGCCCTCCTCGAGGTCGTCCTCGACCCCGAGCAAGAAGAACTCGCCGCCCAGCTCATGGGCGAAGTCATCCCAGAACTCGGCAGCACCGCCAAAGTCCGCGCCTTCCGCGAGAAAGGATTCGTCGAATGGGAGCAGCCCTACGTTTTTGAAAGCCGGCCCCAGTGGACCGCGCTTGAGCCATGGGAAGACATCATCTTCCCCGCCCAGACCTACTCATTGCAGCGTGCCGCGTTCGTTGCCCGACGCGAGCTAATGACCGAACCGGAGTTGCGCGAACGTGCCGCTGTAGAGGGTTGGGACGACAAATGGGTCGAGCAAGTCGTCGAGAAGAAAGGCGACATCCGCCGCATCTCGCTGAACCTCCACCGCAGCGACCAGTTCCTCTACGACCACCAGCGCGACATGATCGAGATCTGGCACGTCTACAGGAAGGAGCACGACGACCACACCAAAGCGATGCGCGTCACCCGCACCGTCCTCAGCTACCACGTCCCGGATCGCACCGCCGTCCACGACATCCTGCCCTACGCCCACGCCCTCTATCCCTTCGTCGAGCTGCCCCGCGAACGCGCCTCACGCCCCATCTTGGAATCCCGCGGCGTGCCGGAGATCGTCCAGACCGCCCAGGAGGAAGTCAAAATCCAACGCGACATGCGAGGCGACCGCGCCAGCATCGTCACCTTGCCCCCGCTCAAAACGCCCGCTGCGCGCGGCAAGATGGACCTCATCATGGGACCGGGCGTCCAAATCCCTGAGCGCCGCCCCGGCGAGATCTCTTGGATGAACCCGCCGCAGCCCGACGCCGGCAGCATCGAAGTCGAGATGTCCATCCGCAACGACGTGGACAACTACTTCGGCCGCATCAGCGAAGCCGTCCCGCCGCAACGCTACATGCTGCACACCCAAGAGCTGGTCGATTCGTGGCTGCTCGACATGAAGCTCTGCCTCGTCCAGACGCTCGCCCTCTGCCAGCAGTATATGACCGCGGAAGAAGTCGCCCGCGTCACCGGCAACCCCAACCTCCCGCTTGTTGCCAGCCCCGCCGACATCCGCGGCCGCTTCGACGTGACCTGCGAGTTCGACGCCCGGTTGCTCGACTCCGAAGCCCTCGGCGCCAAATTAGACTACCTCGCCAAAGTCTTGGTTCCCTTGGACAGCTTCGGCGTCATCGACCGCGCTGGCCTCGTAAAATATATGTTCCAGGCGGTTGATCCCAATCTCGCCGGAATCCTCGTCCAAGACATCGGCCAAGCCACAGCCGCCGAGCAAGAGGACGAGCAAGGCGCCTTCGCAAAAATCGCCGCAGGCACCGAACCGCCACTCAAAGAAGGCGGCCAAAACGCGCAGGTCCGCCTGCAAACCTTGCAGCAAATTATCCAGTCCAACCCCGCCGTCCAGCAGCGTTATCAGCAGGACGAAATCTTCCGCTCGATGATCGACGCAAGAGCACAAGCCTTCCAGTTCCAATTGCAACAGCAGCAAAACGCCGTAATCGGCCGCACCGGCGCCCAGCCCGCGCTGCAAAAGCTCCAGCAAGACCAGCAACTCGGCATGACCGCAGCTCCTTCCGCTTAA